AACAATGAGATCATGTATTCAACAGATGCTAGTGGTTTTTACAGCATTTCATTTGACGTTAGAGAGGTTATTACCTAATGCCTAGAAGTCTATCTGCTGCTTTACAAACACAAGTATCATCCACAGCAACTAAGACAGCTTTTCTGGTTGAACTTAATTTATCCACAGTTATTAGATTAACTGATTGGTATACAAACGTAACTTATGATTCCAATTCTTATGAAGCTGGTGGTTCTTTTTTAACTGTTAATTCAACAACTGAGACAGGTCAGCTACAGGTCAATGAAATTGAGCTGGGTTTTTCTAATATCACAGATCAGGTTAGATCATTAGTGCAAGATGGGTCATTTACTGATAAAGAGGTAGAAATATATTTAGCATATTTTAATTCAGATGAATCTATTGTTGGTGCTATAAACTTTTTTACAGGTCAAATAAGAAATGTTGTTATACAGGAAAACATTAATGACTCTTCTCTAAAAATGACTGTTTCTTCTCATTGGGCAAATTGGAATTTAACTAAGGGTAGACATTATTCAGACGAGTCTCAGCAATCATTTAGTTCTGGTGATAAAGGCATGGAGTTTGCAACACAAACAAAAGAAGATGTCAGGTGGGGTTCTTAAATGGTATGGCAATCAATAGTTAAATTTTTTCAAGCAGTAGGTGCTTTTTTAGCAAATCCATATACTCAGGCTGTATTAACAGCAGCAACAATTTATACAGGGGTTAAGGGCTATCAACAAGCAAGAAATATGCTTGCAAAGGGTCAAGACATACTGGCGAACAAAACTTCTGCTGGTGGCAAATTACCAGTTATCTATGGCACAAGAAGGGTTGGTGCACAAATTATTTACATGGATGTTAGTGATAATGATTCAAGAGATTTATATGTTGTTTACGCCCTTTCAGTTGGTGAATGTGATGAAATTTTAGGCAGAACAATTGAGCTAGATGGCAACCCACTTTATGATCCGTCTAGGTTTAGAGATGGTGGCTATATTGGCTCAGACAAGATATCTTCTGGTAGTGGGTCTTTAAACACAGTATCTCAAAATGGACTGGGTATAGACGTTGGTGCTGGTAATTTTGGCACAGACCCAACAGCAAGATATAGATATGTTTTTAATTTACATCATGGAGCTGCATCACAAACAGCAGACCCCATGCTTGTTGCATCTATGCCTAATTGGACTTCAGCACATAGACTAGATGGCGTTTGTTATATAGCTGCTCACTATGGCTATGATAAAGAAGGAATGTGGCGTGGAATACCACAATTAACAGTTCAGGTTAGAGGTAAGAAGGTTTTTGATCCTAGAGATAATACTCAAACATTTGGCACTGTTTCTACTTATAAATATTCAGATAATCCAGCTTTATGTTTTTTGGATTATATCACTGACAATGAAGTGGGTAAGGGTTTAACTGAATCTCAAATTAATATGTCTACTTTCAGCTCTGCTGCTAATGTTTGCGATACTTTGGTTGATCAACCTTATTTTAATGGCTCTGCTGTAAATACAACATTTAGTGCAACATCTGGAGATGACTTTTTTTCAATAGAGGGAACTTTTAAAAATAATGCTTGGTGGCAAAACAAAATAGGAGAAACATTAAGCATTTATGACGCTAATGATGATAGTGTAATTACAGAAGCAGAAATTAAAGACGTTCACAGAAATGAATTTTTTAATGAAGATGAAAAATATTTGGTTTTTATTAATGATCTTTTTACTTCAACATATACACAAGAATCAGGTTCTTCTTTGGGTAAAGTTAAAAGATTTCATTGTAATGGTTACTTAGATGCTAATAAAAATGTTATGGATAATGCCAAAGAGTTGCTTGCCAATATGCGAGGTATCTTTCTTTACATAAATGGCAAGTATGAACTATCCATTGAAGATACAGGCTCATCTACCTTTAGTATTACCGATGATCACATTATTTCTGATTCTGGCATATCAGTTGATTATGGCAACAAAGACAAGAAGGCAAATAAGGTTATTGTTGAATTCTTCAACGCTAATAAAAAGTATGAGCTAGACACAGCCACAGTTTTACATGATGCAACCCCTGATTATACATCTGATGATGGTGGTGAAGTCTTAGAAGTTAAGGCAGAGTTTCCTTATGTCTCTGATCCTTACATTGCCTATAACATGGCAAAGGCTATTTTAACCAGAAGCAGGAATCAGACTACAATTCAGTTCTTAGGCACTCCTGAGATGTATAAGCTCAACGTGGGAGACATTGTTGATCTTACTTATGCAGGATTAGGTTTTAATGGAAAGATATGCAGGGTCGAAGCCCTAGAGCTTCAGTCAAATGGTTTGGTTGCAGTTAGTCTAATAGAATACTTTGATGTTTATACATGGGAAGTTCCACCACAAGAGCCAGTAGAAGAACTATCTAATCTGCCTTCAGCTTATGCTGTAAAAGCACCCACAGGCTTATCTTTTACTGATACTGATTCTAGCTCCACAAACAGACCTTTTCTTTCTTGGGATGAGCCCACAGACTTTCCAGACCATCAATACAGGGTCAATATAGTAGATAGCTCAAGCAATGAGCTTATGAATAAAATTGTTGATACTGAGTTTTGCGATCTTAACTTTTTACCAGTGGGTTCAAATTATGTTGCCAGCGTTAGCTCAATCAACACTCTTGGGGTTGAATCATCACCAGCCACATTAACTTTTAGCGTTGGAGATGAGCCAGTTGTTAGTGTTGATTTAAGAGATGGTGCAGTTTTGACAGCCAAGCTTGCAGATAATGCTGTAACTACAAATAAACTTCTTAACAATGCTGTAAGCTCGGTTAAAATAGCAGATGATGCTGTTACAAACGCCAAGATTGCAGTAGATGCTATTCAGGGTGATGTTATTGCAGCAGGTGCTATTACCGAAAGCAAGATTGGGGCTGATGCTGTTACAACTGCAAAGATTGCAGATGATGCAGTAACTAATGCCTTGATAGCAACAGATGCTGTTAATCAAGATTCTATTGCAGCCAATTCAGTTACAGCAACACAAATAGTGGCAGGAACTATTACAGCCAGCGAAATTGCATCAAATGCAATTACTACTGCAAAAATTGCTACAGGAGCAGTTAATGCAGATAAGATTGCAGCAAATTCTATTACTTCTGCAAAAATTGTTGCTAATACAATCACTGCATCAGACATCGCATCTAACACAATTACAGCGACACAAATTGCAGCAAATACAATTACAAGTGCTGAGATTTTAGCTGGTACAATTGTTGCTTCAGATATTCAATCTGGAACTCTTACATCAGCATCTGGCGTTTTTGGAGCTATCTCTGCTAATGACATTACCACTGGAACTTTAAATGCAAGCAATGTAGATGTAACAAATTTAACAGCAGATAATATTACTGTTGGCACTTTAAGTGCACTTAGACTTAATTTAGACGGAAGCACACTAACTGGCTCTGCAAGTGGTTTAAAAATCTCTAGTAATGGTGTAAGCATAGCTGAGATTGGAACAAGGGCTGTTGGTGCTATGGTCGTTAATGGTGCATCTGGAACTAGTTCTTTTGGAGATGGTAGATTTTCAGACAATTTTAACAATATTATTACAGCAACATTTACAACAGCAGAAGCAGGGGATTATCAAGTGGTTGCTAATTGTATGGTTGGTGGTGTTTTTAATTCTTTAACTCAACTAGAGTCAAGAATTATTATTGGATCAACTGTTATTGCAGACTATAGTTCGCCAGTTGGGGGCAATGCTATTCAGCCAATTATTTTGGGTGGAAAGGTAAGTTTATCTGCCAATACTTCTTATACTGTTGCTATGCAAGGACAAGTTATACAAGACAACACAACCCCTGATGTGGGTGGTTTTAGCACAAGAATATCAGCCTTAAAATTAAATAAACAATAATGACTACTATATACGCTCCAACACCAGAAAATCCTTTAACAACAACACAGAAGATAAGGAACAAAAGATTATATTTATTACAGGATTGTGATTGGACTGTAGTTGCTGATAGCCCATTATCCGATGCAAAAAAAGCAGAATGGTCTACATATAGACAAGCATTAAGAGACCTGCCATCACAATACACAGATTCTGATAATTTTGATGATGTAGTGTTTCCAACTCAACCAGATTAAATATACAATAGGACAGAGGTAAATCAATGGCACAACACGATTATAATTTAGCTAACCAAAGTGGAGCT